AGCTGCCTGATGGTAGGCCTGACGCGTTTGCCCAGCTTGATATAGAGCTCAACTGCTCGAATTCGATCTTCGTAGGAATACATGAACTACCTCCTGGTAGTCCAAGTTTTCGTCCGCACCCCCGAACTGGGACAAAGCGGACGCCAGTAGGTGTCTTCGCATCCTTGATGTGCATGAGCACGACACCATCATCAGTCTTGATGTTCTTCAATTCCAGAGATGTGCATTCCTCAATACGCATCCCTGAGAACAGACAGACCAGTGGCCCCCAAAAATAGTCTGGGGTGATGGCCATGCGCTGATAGTTAGCCCAGTTGTAGATGGCCTTCAAATCATCGTCATAGAACTTGTCCCGCGACTTGATGGTCTTCTTGGAGTGGGCGATCAGGTGGTTTGCAGCAGGGTTGTCACCCTTCACGTAGTTGTTCTTGATGGCGAACTCAAAGAGTGCATTCAGCTTGCCAAGGTGTGCATTCACGGTGTGAGGGACTTTGCCTTCACTAAGCATTTTTTCCTTGAAACGCTTAATGTCGTCGCGGGTGATGTCTTCAAGAAAGAGGTTGCCGATCGCCAACCGGAAGGCGTCGTAGGTGGTCTGGTACTTCTCCACGCTGGATGGCTTCAGGGTCAAACTGACCTCGCTGATGACCTCGTCAGCGACCGCCCGAAAGTGCGGCGACTTGGGCGTCATGCTGACTGCTGACCTTGGCTCGGGCGCACTCTCTGATGGGCTGGACCTTGGAGCACTCCGCACCCGCCCAAGGCTCTCAAGAATTTGAAGACCCCGCTCTTGCTCCTCGGCAGTGTCGGCCCGAAAGATGCCTCGCTCCATGTCAATTTCCAGGAGCTCGCGTATCGCCTTTTCATCCAGGTTTGGGATCTTTTTCATGGCCTCCACTCGCAAATTCAGCAATGCAACAAGGCATTGTGCCAGCCGTGCATCGCGCGTCTGCAGAGACATGTAGAGAGTTTTTTGACTGAGATTTTTCTGGTGCAACTTGGGCAGTGACCAGCGGAAAAACCAGATACCTGACTTGGCGTCTTTGACCAGCCGTGGCATGGGTGCTCGCATGAAAAAAGGCTCCTTGAGCCAACTTTTCGAGCAACTTGTGGGTGAGAGTTGTGGGTTGAATAACCCGTGTGCCTGAAAAAAGTCTTATGAATCAAGACCTTAAAGCACTTGGAGCGGGTGAAGGGAATCGAACCCTCGTATGAAGCTTGGGAAGCTGCCGTTCTACCATTGAACTACACCCGCATTTCGCAACCCGTTGATTTCAAACGGAATGTTGCGCTAAGTGCTTGATTTTACAGCCGGATTTGCTGTGATGCGGCTTTCGATGTTCCCTCCATCTGCCCTCATTCACCCCGCGCTGCATATACTCCCGGTGTAGTTTAAGTGTAGTTTCTGGTGGTCCGAAACCTACACTACGCTGCACGGGGCGCACTCAACAGGTGGGGAGTATATGGTTTTTGATGCAAGGGCCGCGAAAGCGCTGCAGGCGGGCGATGCGATGGCTGTGCCTGGTTGCCCTGGCTTGCGGCTGCTGGCCACCAAAAACCTCAAGACCTGGACGTACCGTTACAAGGCGCCGGATGGCAAGCTGCGCCAGGTGGCCATTGGGCCGTGGCCTGCGTTGACGCTGCATGACGCCATGGCCAAGTGGATGGAGCTACGGGGCCAGAAGTCTGCGGGCGTTGACCCGGTGGCTCAGCGCAAGGCCCTGCGCGCAGCTGCAAAAGCTACACCGGCCGCGTCGAAAAGCTTCACCGTGGCCATGCTGGTGGCTGACTACGTGAAGGGGCACCTTCAGGTGAATCGCAAGGCTGCCGGTGCCGAGGCGGCGCGGAAAGCGCTGGACCGGCTGATCGAACAGGAGCCCGAGCTGGCGGCAGCGGATGCAAGCCTGGTGACGCGCGCGCAGTGCTTTGACGTGCTGGAAGCGCGCAAGGCCACGCCCATGGCCACGGCCAAACTGCGGTCGATGCTGGGCTCTGCCTGGGAATACGCGCTCGATGCGGGGCGCTTGGACGGCAACACGCCCAACTGGTGGCGCCAAGTGATGAAAGGGCGCCTGAAGAGCAAGGGCAAGGTGATGTCAGGCAAGCACGTGGGCCAGCGGCGGCGGGCGCTTCGCGATGACGAAGTGCGCGCGCTGCTGGCTTGGCTGGGCAACATGCACCAGGTTGGGCAGGATGCCATGGTGATGTACCTGTGGACGTGCACGCGGGGCAGCGAGATTTTTGGCCTGCGGCCTGAGCAGCTGGCGATGCAGAGGCAAGGCGACGATGCGGTGCTTTGGTGGACCATACCCAAGGAGCAGACTAAGAATGCCAGGTATGCCGATGCGGTGGATCTGCGCGTGCCGCTATGGGGCAGGGCGCGCCAGGTGGTGGAGCGCCGCCTGGCCAGCGTTGGTCAATCAGGCTACCTGTTTGAAGACACCCGGGGCAGACCGTACACACAGCATGCATTCAGCACCTATGTGTACGATTTGCAGCCCTACAGCCCCAAAGCAAAACGCCGGGACAACCCGGCGCTGCAATTGCCTGTGACCGACTGGACGCCCCACAACCTACGGCGCACCGGCCGCACCATGTTGGCTGCGCTGGGGTGCCCTGCAGAGATTGCAGAGGCTATTGTGGGCCATATGCCCGAAGAGATCGAGGCCACGTACAACGTGCACACCTACGACCAGGAGCGGCAGGTGTGGCTGCGGCGGTTGAGTGATCACTTGGAATCGCTCGCATCATCTGGCGCGCCTGCGCGGCCGTAGCCCGAGTTGCGTGCAGGCTTGAGGTCTGACACGGGCAGGCTTCGGCCCCAGTCCTCCAGCTCTTCCACCAGCCAGGCGCTACGGCCTGCGGACAGCTTGCGCGGCTTGGGGGCCAAGCCCTTGGATGCCATCTTTTCTAGCTGAGTGGACGAAAGTGATAGGAAGGCAGCAGCGGCCTCACGGTCCAAGTACAAGGGCTTTATGGTGACTTTGGCGCTGGTCATGAAGCACCTTCTTGCTTGCGGGCTGCGATCAACCGATCTAGACCCGTTGGCTGGTGGTCGGGAGTGTTGATGGGGCCCACGTCCCACACGCTTTCGCACAGTTGCTGGGTGTGCGGGTGCTTGACGGCGTGCATTGCTGTCGCTTCGGGGCTGTGGTTAATGGCGACGTCTGAAAGGCGGCCAAAAGCTTCCTCCAGCCCGGTGCTGCACCCTGCGTCGGCGAAGTTGTCGATGTTTGGCTCGCCGGGGAAGGCGGGGAGGAGGGTGAGGGCGTTGCGTTTCATGCGGCCTCCCCTTGGGGGTGATAGGCTTTACCTATTTCGGAGGGGCTATGAAAAATGTTGAAAGCGTTGGCTGGGGGGAGCTTGTTGCACAGAGTGTTGGGGTTTTCTGCGTAGTTACTTGTCTGCTGGCTTTTTTCCCAGGCTGGGAGTTTGTAGGGAAAATATTTGCCGAAAAAGATGCCCCTGCTTGGGTTCAGGCAATTGGCTCGATAGCGGCCATTCTTGTTGCGGTTGGTGTTGCTAGTTGGCAGTCCAGAGAGACGGCGGCGAAAGAGGAGAGGGCTGAGGCTCAAAAAATCGCGAGCGAAAGAGAATTCGCTGCTTATCTTTTGAATACTTTTTGTGGGACATTGTTTGCAGTCGTAAGTAAATTTAAGACCACACAAATTATCTACGCCTGGGATCTGCGATTGATGAGTGTCTTGTTGAGTGAAGAGTTGAGCAATGTAAAAAATATGCCTGTCTTGGCAATCTCTGCTGAATCGAGAAGAGCATTTTTCGGATTCAAACTGATAGCTATTCAGTTCATCGAGGCAATTGAATTTGCTGAGCGCTCGGCTTCTCACATTCAAGGCCAAGGTATGGTTGTTGAAGAAACAGCGAAGTCGGTTTTGCAAAGTCTTATTGTGGATAAACATCCACAATTGGACCTGCTGCATGAAATACTTAAATCTGACAAGCATAAAGATGGTCATATTTAGCAACGTAAGTTCTGCTTTCGGGACATAGCTGCAAATCAAATAGGGAGTGCAATTTTTCATTATTCGCACGTCTCCGCCTGCATCTTTCGCCGTGCTTTCATCATCAACGCGGTTCTCCAGATAGCTACCTTTTCCGCCAGGCCGGTACGGTCCAACTCGATGAGGCTGTCGAAAACCGACGCAGCGGTCAGCAGCTCGGCGGCGTTGAAGCCCATACGGCCGGTGCGCTGGTGGTGCAGGGCGACGGCTTCGTAGGTATTGAGCTGGCCGGCAATGGCGGTCATGGCCTCGATGGTGAACTCGGTGCCGTCTTCGGCCAGCAGGTGGATCAGCTGTGAGTAGGTGAAGCCTGTTTCCATCCAGTCCCACAGGTCGGCGCGGTCAGCGGTGCCGGAAGTGACGCGGCCGATGAGGTCCCAGTGAATGAGCCGGGCATCCAGTTTTTGGTGAGGGGTGGTACTGGCGCGCCAGAATTTGGGCAGGTCCTTGGGCTGTGCCATGGCGGCTTGTATCGCCATGGATTTCAGGTGTTGAGCGGTTCTCATGGCTGGGGTACCCACTTCACTGTGGCCGTCAGGGAAGTGCAGGCGGTTGCCCACGCGGCTGGGCAGGCGGTAGGCGGTAAAGCGGGCGTCGGTCAGCCCGGGGTTGCGGTCCAGCTCGGGGCAGCGGTAGTGCGGGCTTTTCAAGAACTCGCTGCGCTCGCGCGCTTCGCGGTCCACGCGCTCGGACTGGGCGCGGCGGCGGGTTGCGTTGGCGGCGCGGGTTGCGGCGCTTTTTTGAACTGGGGTTGGGTGGCGGGCCTCGTAACTGCCTGGTTCTGGGGCACAGCTCATGCCAACACCTCGGCACTCGCGCCGCACTGCGCAGTCAAAGTCTGGTACCGCTCCACAAATGCGTCCCGGTGGTGCCGCCAGCTCATGGCCACGCGCACGGGGCTGTTCAGGTCCACGGCCTCCACGGGGCGCACCTCGGCGCCTGGGGTGTCCAGGATGGGCCAGGGGGCGTTGATGGCGGGGTCGTAGCGGGTGAGGTCGCGGCGCTCGGTGGCCAGGGCAATCAGGTCGGCGCGTTTGATGAAGTCGCGGTAGCCGGTGTAGGCGGCCTGCAGGCCGTAGTGCTTTCGCATCATCAGGGCCAGCGGGTTCTCCAGCGACAGCCAGGCGGTGCCCAGCTCCCATTTGATGGGACTGGCAACGTCGCCGCACATGCATTCGTGGGCGTCGTGCATGAGGCCCGCAAGCTGTGCGATGGGTGGCAGGCCCATGTCTTGCAGGATGTCGCTCACAAACATACTGTGCTCAGCAACGCTTTCGGGTCGGATCGTGTGGCCGGTGAAGCGGTTGATCAGAGCCAAGCTGTGGGCGATGACCTCGATGGTGGGCATGCTGCCCAGCATTGCGGCGGGGCCGCTGATGGGTTGGTCGGCGCCGTGGGCGGTGACGAGCCAGTGGGAGGTGGTTGCAGTCATGGCTTCACTTCACGTTGCTGAAATCGGCCTTCATCACCACCTTGATGGGGATGCCGAAGTCTTGGGCGGCGATCTTTTCCAGCGCGGAACAGATAGCCTCGTAGTGGGCTGTGGTGGGCTGGTTTGTCTTGACCAGCGCCTGGGTTGCCTCGGCCAGTGCACGGCGGTCTGGTGCGCTGCTCATGTCGTTGCGCCTGCGCTTGGGGTGGTTGCCTTGGCCTTGGGCAGCGCCAGCAGGTACACGGCCTTGAAGTGCATCCCGGCCTCGCTGGCGAAGGGGTAGGGGCAGGAGTCGTTGAGGCTCTTGCCTTGCTGGGCGGCCTCGGTGGCGCGCTTTTCAATGGTGGCTTTGCTGACGATCATGTGACCCAGGCGGCTGTTGTAGACGGTGAGTTCTTGGCTCATGTGGAATCCGTCCCGGTGGTGTATTGACAGGCGGCAGTTGGGCTCAGCCGTTGCCACGGTCAGCGGCTTCGCGAGCCAGGGCGGCATACGCGGCAGCGGCCTCCATGTCGCTGGCATTTGGCGCGAGCCCGTTGCGAGCGGTGGCGGCGGCGCGGGCCATGTGCACGGTCTGCAAAAAGGCCCAGCCCTGGCGCTCGGTCAGGGTGGTTTTTTCCATGGCGTTAAACGCTGTGACGGCGGCGGTCATGCTGCGGCCGTTGGGGTTGTCCAGCGCTTCGTGGTCGGTGATGGACTGGGCAGCGCTGCGCAGTGTTTCTTGAGCGCAGAGCACGGCAGGCGCTGCAGCCTGGGGTTGTGCAACGGCTTTGAGAGTCTTGATGGGGTTGGCCATGGTGGGTCCTTGGGATGGTCAGGCGGTGGCCGCCTCGGTGTTTGTGGGGGCGCTGGCGCGGCGGGGCAGCAGCTGCATGCGCACGACGTGGCCGCGCAGCTCGGGCAGGGGTGGGAAGGTCTGCGGGCCGGGGTGGGCGCGCAGGCGCTCCAGTTCCACGTGCAGCGGGGCGCCTGGGGTCAGGCTCGGCCGGTGGGCATTCCAGAAGGCTTGCGCCTCTGGTCCCACCCACTGCACGCGGTAGCCTTCCTTGATCTCTTTGCCGGTGCGGGGGTGGCGGCCTTGGTTGTCCAGCAGCACAAGCTCCAGGCGGAAGTTGCCGGCGCTGTCTTTGTCTGCGACAGGGTTCTGCCTGCCGATGAAGAGGGTGCCCTTGGCTTGCATGGTTGGCTCCTGCGTGCTGCTGAATTGATAGCTGCTGGCGCTTACGCCTTGCCGATCAGCACCGTGTAGCCGCTCTTTTCGCGGACGGTGTTGACGTACCCGGTGAAGGCGTCCTCCACGGCGCGCTCGGGGCGCTCCAGCTCGTACCAGAACTTCACGGTGCCGCTGTGGATGCGGTACTTGAGGCGGGCGGTGAGCTTGTAGCCCTCGCCGTTCTTGAAAATGCGCAGGCCCAGGGCGAAGGTCTGCGGGATCTTCAGCGTGCCATCGGCGCCCGCTGTGGCGTTGATGACTTCGTTGTAGGTCAGCTGGGTCTGGCCGTCTTGCAGGCGGCGGGCGCTGCTGAAGTTGATGCCGTTGGTGGCCTGGATGGTGGTGGCCACGGTCAGCAGGTTCTGCGCCTGGTCACCCTGGATGTCTGCCAGGTTGTCTTCGATGAACTCGGCAAACTCGGTCTGGCCCATGCTGACCGTGTTCTTGTCGAGCCACTTCTTGAACTCGGGCGTGTACACGGCGGCAAAGGTGGCGCGGTGGTCGCGCCAGCCGGGCGCCAGGGTGCTGCGCTGGTCGTTGAAGACGGCGGTGATGGTGCGGGCGTCGGGGTCGGCGTAGATGTAGCCGCGCTCTTGCGCCACTTGGTCGGCGCAGTAGGCCAGCAGGCTATTCACATCGCCCAGGCTGACGGTGCCCTGCGCGCGGCGGCGGTGGGGCTGGGCGGCCTCGATGGTGGCGGTGATGTCCTTGAGCTGGTAACCCTCGGGCAGCGTGATCATGGTGGCGCCGTCGATAGTGCGGGGCGCCAGGGCGCCGGCCACGTTGGCGGCCAGCTTCTCGGCAATGCTCAGCGCCTCGGGGGCGTGGTCGGCACTGATCGCGCCGAGGGTGTTGGTGGTTTCTTCCATGGTGCTCAGGCCTCCTTGAATTGAGCGGGTGGGGTGGTGGTGGTGACTTCACGCAGCTCCAGCGATTGCTGGCGGGGGTGGTTGCGAGTGGTTTCACCGTCTTCGGTGAGGTAGAAGAAGTCCGTGGGTGTCTCGGGCTTGGGCAGGGCCAGCGTCCGGTCCACGGTGATGTTCACGCGGTCGATGTCGCCGCCGCTGGTGTTGCGCACGGCGGGCACGACCTTGATGGTCAGCGTCAACTTGCCGGAGCGGCCGGTGACCTGCACGGTGCGTAGCAGTTCGGCCAGGTCGCTGGTCAGCGCGGCGTGTGTGCTGCCCTCGTTGATCTCGTTCAGGAGGTGGGCAAAGGATTTCATGGCGTCCTTGTGTGTTATGAAATTGATAGCTACTCGCGCAAGCGCATCAAGCGCTAGCGCACGAAATCAGCACAAAAGCGAGGGCGAGCGCGATGCCTGCAACCCACAGCGCAAAGCCCAGCAGCTCGGTGCGGGTGGCGGGTGCCTCGTCGGTCACCTCGCAGGCCTGCGGCGTGGGGCAGGTCTTGTGGCCCTGGCTGCAGCGGTTGGCGTTGCAGGCGCGGTAGCTGGGCGTGGTGTGGGCGCCGGTGCGCGGGCGGGCGCGGCGGTCGGTGGTGGGGTGGGTGGTGGTCATTTCAGCCATCCCATCAGCACGGCAAAGGCGACGCCCAGAAACAGGCCGATCACCAGGCCTTGCCACCAGCCCACGGTCCAGGCGGCGTCGGTGTTCTGGCTGCGCAGGGTGGGCAGCGCGGTGGGCTTGCGCATTTGCGGCTGGCTCATGCAATCCTCCGCGCGGTGGATGCGGGTAGGCCCATGCCGTGGGCTTCGGCGATGGCGTGGCACTCGCTGGTGGCCCACACGCGGTGCTCGGTCTTGCCCGCACGCACGATGTAGAGGCGGACGTGGCGCAGAGTTGGGGTGTTCATGCCGCACCGCCTTGCTGCTGACCTACGATGGCGTTTTCACCGGGAGTAACGCTATGGGTATTGATTCGGGTCTGATACAGGCAATCACTCTCGCCATTGCTGTGCTGGGAGCCGTGCTTGGCGTCTTGAATGCCTGGCGCAACTGGGTGCACGACAGGTTGCGGGTTCGGGTGGATGTTTCGACGGCCATTGGCGTCGGTGGTGCGCCTGCCATCAGCATCAATATCCGCAACCTGAGTCGGTTCGATGTGACCATCACCCACATCGGGCTTCACTGCATCGGGCGCCAGCGCCATATGCAGTTGTGGCAGCCCTTGTTTACCCGTGGCGAGGCCTTGCCGGTACGCCTGGAATCGAGGGCATCCTGCACAGTCGTTCAAGCTCTTGCCGCAATGCCAGAAGAGGGCTGGCTGACAATCGAGTGCGTATATGTCACCACTGCGTGCGGCAACGAGGTCACGGGTGGCAAAGCCCTTTTCCGCAAACACGGGTCCACCATTGCAAAAAGCGCTGCGGAAGCCCGCTTGCAGGCGGCTGAGCAAAGTTGGTAGTGGCGGGAGCACTGTGCGCAGCAGCACGGCGCCAGTGCTGAAACGGCTGCTTGCGGTTGTTTCGGTGGTGGTCTGCATCGTTCCTCCAGGGCGCCGGGGTGGCGCGTGGAGGGATTATGTTCCACATATGGAATGTATGCAATGCCATAAATGGATTTATGGGACCTAATTTGGAACAAAAAAGCCCGCACGAGGCGGGCTTTTTGCTGTCAATGGGGTGGCTCAGGCTGCGGCGGCTGCCCAGGTGGCAATGTTGTGTGCCAGCTCTTCGCTGTTGTCAGACTGGTAAAGGTGAAGGGAGCTGGCCCGGTACATCACGTTGTCAATGACATCGTCGCGCTGTTGCGCCAGCTTGCTCGGCTCTTGAGTAGGGCGCAGCAGAAAAATGGCCTGATGAGCGCGCTGGCGGTACAGGGCAGCGCATTGCAGGTCTAGCACGCTGTCCATCAAGTGCGCCTTGAGAGATGTGGGGCTGTAGTCTGCACTGCGCACGGCGCCCACTCCGTTGCGAGGTTGCAGTGGTACCGTGACAGGCCGTGGGCCTTGCGGAGTATTTACCAGCGTGACCGGGGTGTTTGCCACCACCTCCCCCAGCATGGGCAGCAGCTTGCGCAGCTCGCCCAGCACCAGCGTGGTTGCGGCTGCGTCGTCCAGTTGCAGCCGGTTTGACGCCACACGCTGCGGTAGCGCAACCGTCACCTGCTCCTGAAACGTCATGCGCAGAATGTCTTCCGCCTTGGTGTGGTAGTAGGGCAGAGGGGTGTCAAAAATGATCTGTGGGCTGGGCGATGGCAAGCCTTCGGCAGCGCAGGCGGCTGCAATTTTGGCCAGGTTGACCACCGATGCGGCGCCGCCGCCGTAAAGGCATTCCAGCCGCCCGGGCTCTTCGATGCAGCGCACATGGCGCTGGCCGGTGGCCTCTTGCACACACACACCAACGTTGATTCGTTCGCCCGTAAACGGGTCCGGCTCGCAGCGAATGACGAACACCTGCCCAGCTTGCGCGGCGGCAGCAAGGTCAAGTGGGGGTGCGGTCAAAAATTCCATGGTCTCTACGGCAGCAACTGTAGCCGGTCCCGATACCAGCGCGCAACATCCAGGCTGCGCCACCATACTGCGTCAAGGGCCAGGCATGCCTCGCGGCTGCCTGCTACTGCTGCCCGCAGCGGCTGCCATTGGTTGTACAGGGTCTCAATGGCCACGTCAGCAGCTGCGGCCAGCGCGCCGCGTTGTGGTGGGGTGAGTGTTTTGATGGACTGGCAAAAATCTACCAGCTTTGCCGGGGCCCAAGCAGTGGGGTGCAGCAAGCTATCTTCCAGCCAGTCGCAGCCGCCCAAAATGTCGCTGTGGTCGATGGCGACAAAGCTGCGGGGGCCGGTGAACACAAGGTTACCCATGTTTCGATCACCATTGATGCACAGCTGGTCGGCCGCAGCCAAGGTGGAAAAAGCGTGGCAGGCCAGCAGCCGCTCTGCCAGCTTCTTCATTTGGTCGGCACTCGCTGGGTGGTAAATCTCTTTGGGGGTGCCTTCGCTGCGGGGCATGGGCTCAAAGCTTACGAACGACCAGGCCATGCGTGTGTCGCCTGGTATGGGTGCCCGCAGCACTGCAGCGGGTGGCTGTGGCACTGTCAGCGCGGACATGAACACATACCCAAACCACTCGTTAAACAGCGAGCGTGGGGCGTTGGCAGGGAACTGCTTGACGTAGGCGCGGTGCGGGATGCCGCTGGCATTGCGCACCAGGGCCAAATGGGTCAACGCGCGGATTCCGCCTTGTTGCACCTTGATGGTGCGAAGGTAGTGTTTGTCTGGCAACACTACCGGTACCGTGATGCTCAAGTCTTGCCCCCTGGCGGTTGGCCCGTGGCGATGGCTGATGCGGTTGGTGCCCCGTGGCTGGCGCTGGCTCTGTTCAGGCTGTCATGCAGCCAGGAAATATCGCCATCGGTCAGCCTTCCTGCGGTTGCTTTTTGGCAGATCTCTTCTACGAAAGCGCGTGTGCGTGGGCTCAATGCTCGCCATTGTTCTTCTGCAATCACTGGCGGGCGTGGCTCTGGCATCCTGAGCGGCTGTCCCGCCTTCGCGCGCGCGGCGAGTTCCGGGTCAAGTAGGTCGCATGCGCGAAGTCGGAACGCCTCAGCTACCTCTTCAAGTTTGTCGATTTGGGCTGCAGCTTCGTTCAGTCGCATGCGTCGGACTGTCGTTTTGCCTACGCCCTGGCGTCCAGCAAACTTGTTTTCGTTGCCAAAGCCAGCATCAGCAAGGGCATTGAGATTTGCTGCAAGGACTTCGCGAACGTTCATGTTCGGAATCTCCCATGCCGAGAGGTGCAAATATGGATTTGATTGGATTCCGAATGTGGAACATAATCCAGACCATGCGAAATGACCTCTACGCCTACGTCATGGCGAACCTCGATGCCCGGCGAATATCTCTGGCGCGGGTCTCCCGCGAGGCAGGTATTCCCTACGAGTCTTTGAAAAAGATCGCCCACCGACGCACGCCCAACCCGGGAGTGAAGCATGTGCAGGCGCTGGCGGACTACTTCGACGGCAGAAGTGCTGGCGTCGGAGTGGTTGAAGCTGCGCATCTCGACGTGGGGAGGGTGGCGTGATGGTGCGTTCCGTCGATATCTCCGAAGCGTGCGCCGATGAGCGGCCCGGCGGGCAGTGCATTCGGATTGTGGGCAATTCCGGCGCGTTGTGCGCAGACCTTGAGCTACTTGCCCAGGCGGCCAAGGGCTCGCTGCAGATCCGCCAGTTTCTTCTCGATTTTGTTGATGCCGGCGCGCAGTTCGTTGGCGTTGACCGTGAAGTCTTTGCGGCACCTGCTGCAGGTGAGCTTGGGGTTCAGTTTGAGCTTGCCGATGGGCTGCGCGGTCTTGTGGCTGCAGTGCGGGCAGGGCACGTCGATCAGTTCTTTGTCCAGCAGTCCAGTCATGGGCATCCCTCTCGAAAGATGGTTTGAAGTGAGAAGCACATTGTCTTTCGATTGCGGGTGCCCGCCAAACGTTGCTGCAGCGCTCGTATTTATTGCGCTGGGTGCTATCGATTTTGATCTGAAGTAGGGGATTCCAATGTCCGCTGATCGTGTTGCTGGTGCTGGCAGTTTGCCCATCGACCCTTACTGCTGGCGCCACTTGCCTATGAACTTGGGGCTGTGCGTCGCGTCCTGGGCTGCGTTGCTGGCATGGCTGTTGAGTGGCAGTGAGGGCGCGGGCAATCTGTTCGCGGTGTGGACCTGGTTTATCGCTTTGGTGTTTACCGTTGTGGTGAGCATGAGGCCCAAGCGCCTGACCCGAAGCGCCCCGGTACTGCTGCGTTGGGTATTCCGCGCAAGCGGCATCAGTCAGGTGAGTATGTTGGCCTGGTTTGGTTGCTGGTGGGTGTTTGCTCCGGCAGTGTGGGCGTTCGTGATGGCTGCTATTGAGCGCAGCTATGTGGATCGGCGTATTGCAGAGCAGGAGGTGGCCCAGGCTGCTACTGAAACCGTAGCGAGGGTTGCGCATGAGTGATGCCAACACCATCTTTGCTGATGTGACAGAGATGGACCTCGCGGCGGATGCCGTGAGTGTCCGTGTGATGCACGGCTGCTCAGCATGGATGGTTTTGCGTGATGTCAGCGAGGTGTCTGACGTCGCAGTGCAATTACTTCCTGGATTTTTTCCAGGTAATGCACCCATAAATGTTCGCGTTGCAGTTCCGGTGATAGTTGCTGCATGGCTGCGATCACTCGGGTGTCGTAGCGCTCCTCCAGCACCTCCAGAACATCCAGATCCAGTTGTGCCAGTAGGGCCTTCATCAGGGCCTCGGTTGCCATCGTCCGGTTCAGTAGCGCTATGCGCTCTTGATTGAGTGCTTGTATGTCTGCGCGTGCTGATTCCAGGGTGTATTCGTTCATGGGTGTCCCATTCGAAAGTGGCTGTGGTGTGGATATCACATTCTCTTTTGTTTGTGGACGCCCGCCCCATGCAGGCCGGCATCAGGTCAGCACCCGCTGCTGCAGCTGTGCCAGTGCTGCCAGCGTCCCAGGTGCCGTGCTTTGCGTTGCTGCCATGCGCTGGCGTGCCAGGTCGCCCCATCTGCGTAGGGCCTCCGCTGAAAAGGTGGGCTCGCACTCCAGCACCAGCACCATCTGCTGCAGCAGTAGCTCCACGGCGGCCAGGCGCTGGTCGGTGGTGGGTGGTGCGGGTGTTTCGTTCGTTTGCGTGTCTGCCATTGGTGTGGGCATGTGTGGATCCTGTGGTTGCCGTTGGGGTGGCCTGGGGTTGGTCAATGGTTCTGTCACTCGCACCTCTGTTCAAGCCGCGCAGCGGCCGGGGTGTCTTCTCGCTCCAAATGATCAGGGTCGCAGCGCGCGGGAAGGTGCGCTGTGTTCCGCTGTGCGGGGTGGTGCGGGTGCTTTTTCTTGGGAGTGATGGCATGGGGATAACTGTCTCAATTCCGGCCGCGCTTGCCTACGGCGCAAATGAGCCGTTACCGGCCACTCAGATGACGCCTGATGTGATGGTGGCAGTGGCCAACATGCTCAAGGGGCGTATTGGTCATGTGGCTGATCGGCTGGGATGGTCGGAGAGCACGCTTCAAAAGAAGATCACCGGCGGCGGGAAGCATGTGTTTTCGGTGCGTGATCTGCAGCTGGTGCAGCACGTGTTGGGTGATGTGTCGGCCACGCAGTTTCTGGCGGCGGCCGAGGGCTATGTGTGTGTATCGGTGCAATCCGAGGGTGTCACCAGCGCGGCCGAGGGGCTGGCACGCGTGATGCAAGGCTTGGGCGATCTGGCTGCAGCGGTGGTTGAGGAAACGGCAGGTGGCCGAGCGGCGTCGCCCAATGGCAACCGGCGAGTGCAACACCATGTGAGCGAGTTGCTGGGCCGGGTGAATGCTCTGGGCGCATTCGTGTCGGCTCAGGTGCCTGTGCGGGGTGAATCGTGAGCGTCAGCTTGAATGTGCAGTTGCGCAACCAGGAGGCTGTGCTTGACCAGCTGGCCAAGCTGAGTGGTCCGCAGGCGCGGGGGGCATATGCCAAGGCGCTGAACGATGCGGGCTTTCAGGTGCGGCGCGAGATGCAAAAGACTATCCGCGGCTCTTTTGATCGTGTCACGCCGTGGATTGAGCGGTCGCCCAAGGTGTTCCCAGCCACGGCTGAAAAGCTGAGTGTGTCAGTGGCTCCTACGCTGAGCACCACCAATGCGCCCAGCAAGGGCGGCAAGGTGGGGGTGGATCCGCAGAAGGTGCTGCAGGCGCAGGAATTTGGCGGGCGGCGGGCAGACAAGCGCAGCGAGTCGGCATTGCGTCGAGCTGGCATCTTGCCCAGCGGATACCAGACTGCCATCCCCAAGCAGCCCTACCCGGGCAGTGATGACGGCAAGGGCAACTTGCGCGGTGCGTTTGTGCAGCAGCTGCTGTCGTACCTGCAGGCGTTCAGCGAGCAGGGCTTCAAGGCCAACATGTCGGACAAGCGCAAGGCCAAGCTGCGCAACCAGCAGGGCATCGGCAACATCGCCACCAAGAAGGTCTACAAGACGACGCTGGGGGTGCGCTACTTTGTGAGCTATGGGCGTCTGCGGGGTCATCACCTGCAACCCGGAATCTGGGCTGCCCGTGGCACGCACGATGTGGAAGTCAAGCCGGTGCTGATGTTCGTGCGCACGCCGAGCTATCAGCCACGCATCAGCATGGATGCCATCGCCCGCCAGAGCGATCTGCAGAACTATCTGGACAAGCGTGTACGGTTTCGTATTCGGGAGGCTGCTGGTGTCTGAGCTGGTGCTTTCCATCAATGACGCGGCCCGCATCATCGAGCGTGTCCTGGCCGGGTGCGTCGATGTGGACGGCTGCCTGATCTGGCAGGGCAGCGTGAAGCAAGGCAGTGGAATGCCGCAGGCTTCCATTCGGCCGTGGGTGGGGATTTCTCTGCCTCGTCTGGTGTACCAGGCCCAGCATGGGCGTGCACCACGTCATGGCATGTATGTGGTGCCAGCCTGTGGCAACCGTCGTTGCCTGGGGTGTCTGCGCGAGATGACGCGCCGTGAGGCCCAGCGTCGTGCGGCCCACCGTGGTGCGTACAGCCACCCCATAGCGCTGGCCAACCGGGCTGCCGCAAGCCGAAGCCGTGCCCGCTATGCCCCTGAGCTGATCGAGCTGGCGCGCGACACATCCATCACCCAAGCCGAGGCTGCGCGCCGCACTGGCATCAGCCCATCCTATGTGCGTGGCCTGCGCATGAGCACTGGGCGCGTGTGTGGCCTGGGCGTGTGGGCTGGCCTGCTGACGAATACAAGACCATGAATCACTACCCACACCACATCGGCGACTTCAACACAGCGACACGGCACCTGTCACGGCTGGAGCGTGCCATTTACCGTGACGCTCTCGATATGTACTACGACAGTGAGTCGCCGCTGGACGGTAGCGACTTCGACCGGCTGGCGAAACGGCTGCTGTGCCGTGACGCTGAGGAGGTGGCGGCGCTGCAGTTTGTGCTGGATGAGTTCTTTGAGCAGCAGGATGGGGGGCTGTGGACGCACCATCGCTGTGACCGGGAGATAGCCAAGTTCAAGGCGGCGCAGGCTGACGCGGGTGTGGTGAAGTCCAACGAGAAACAGCGTCAAGTGCGCAGCCGTGCTGAGCGGTCTGCTATGTTTTCTGCACTGAAAGCGGCCGGCGTCGCGGCAAAGTGGAACAGCAGGATGGGTGACCTGCGGGCCCTGTGCGCCCAGCATGGGATTGCAGTTGGAGGTCCTGCGAGTGACACGCCCAGTGTCACGGCGCCTGCCGTGACAGGTACGGTGACAGAGTTGCAACGTCACGGCAGTGGCACGGCTACCCAGAACCAGAACCATAACCATATAAAACCCCCCAACCCCCCTGCAGGGGGGGCGGATGCGGTGCATGAGGATTCCCCACAACCGGGGCTCGAAGGGCAGGGCGGGGGAGTGCAGGCCCAGCAAGGGGGGCAGGTTGTCCAGGGCGTGGTGGGCATGCCATCGGCTGCGGCCATGACCACGGCCACGGCGCTGGGTGCGTTCTTCCCCGAGCATCGCCGCACCCGCCTGGTCGAGGTGGCGCAGATGGTGCAGTCGCTGCACGCGGATGGCACGGTGACCAGCGCGGTGCTGCTGGCTGCGGCAGCGTCACAGGCGACGGTGCTGTGCCGTGACGGTGGCAAGGCCTGCCCGTCGATGGTGCGATGGCTTCGCGAAAGCCGGTGGCTTGACTCGGCCCTGGCCCCATCGCAGGCCCAGGCGATCCCTGCGAACTGGCGAGAGACACGCAGCGGCGTTGAGGCCATGGGTGAACGAATGGGCATCGGCTCATGGGACAGCGACAAGTGGCGCCTGTTCGAGAGCTATGAGCGCGAGGTGGTCGCCGCCGTCGAGGCTCAGGCGCAAGGGGTGGCCGCGTGACACGCGCCCGCCGACTGTCGCCGATGCGCAACACCCCCCGGGGTGCGTCCGGGTCCTTCCTGAGAGGGTCCCGCACGGGTAATTCGCACCCCGATTTTTGTCTAGTTGTCCTTCGGCTCAGAGGGTAAGTAAGCATGAGAGTGAAGGGCCAGGAGCAGATTGCATCGCTATTCGGAGTAGCGCCAAAGACCATCACCGAGTGGCAAGTGCTGGGCTTTCCCGTTGCGTTTCAGGGTGGTCCAGGTGTGGCCAGTGAGTACGACGCACCCGCGTGTGTGCAGTGGCTGGTGTCGCGTGAGGTGCGCAAGGTGCAGTCCGAGTCGCCCAAGGATCGCGTGCTGCGCCTTCAGGGCGACAAGCTGGAGCAGGAGATGCTCAAGGATGCTCGCCTGCTGATTCCTGCGGATGAGGTCGAACCCCTGTGGGCCAGCGCAGTGCTCAACGCCCGGGAGTACCTGATGGGCGAGCCCACCCGCCTGGCTTCACTTGCAATCGGACTGGACAAGCCAGCCATGGAAGAGCTGCTGCGCTCGACGTTCACCGAGTTCCTCGGCCGCCTTGCCAACTGGCGCGCAGCCGACGACGAGTCGGAGGACGCCGAGGACGATGGCGACGAGGATGAAACCGCATGAACTATGCAGAGTCCGAGCACAACCACGAGGGCAGGGCAACAGCCGCCCTCCGGGCGATGCATGCCCGTGTGTGGCGCCGGCTCAAGCCACCACCATTCATCAGCGGCGCGGTGTGGGCGACAAAGTACCGGGTGCTCAGCAACGAGGAGTCGGCACTGCGAGGCCGCTTCAGCTGGGATGTTTCCCCAGCACTGCGCGGCATTGCGGAGGCGGCCACCATGCCAACCACCCGCAAGATCGTGGTGCAAAAGAGCGCCCAGGTGGGCTACACCGTGGGCATCGTCTGCAACATCATCGGGTATCACATCCACTACCGGCCCAGCGTGATCGTGGCCGCGTTCCCTCGCACCCAGGCGGCCAAGGACTTCGCCAGCGAAAAGCTCGACCCGATGCTGCGGGCCTGCAAGGTGCTTCGCGTCCGCATCAACCTCAAAAGCCGTGCCGACGGCAACAGTCTGCTGCGCAAACGCTTTCCCGGCGGCCTGGCCAAGCTGGTAGGCACGAACAGCCCCAGCGATGTGAAGTCCACCAGCGCCCGCGTGGTGGTGGTGGAGGAACCTGACGATGCAGCCACGGACGTGCGCGGTCAGGGCAATTCCATCAAGCTCCTTGAGGAGCGCGTGAAGACCTACGGCGACCACCTCATCCTCATCGGAGGCACCCCTACAGCCAAAGACGCCAGCGCCGTTGAAGCTGAGATGCGCAAGACGGACAAGCGCTACTTCCACGTCCCGTGCCACTCCTGCGGCGAGACCCATGTGCTCAGCTGGGACCATGTCACCATCCCCGAGGATGAAGATGCAGCCCCCCGCGAGATTTACGGGCGCAGCCTGCACGAACAGGCCTACTACACCTGCCCCCATTGCGGTACCACCTGGACAGATGACGAGCGCATCGCCAACCTGCGAAGGGCTGAGCGCGATGGCGGCGGTTGGGTGCCCACGGCGCAGAGCACCATTCCTGGCTTCTACCTCAACGAGCTGCTGAGCACCTTCGATGAGTCGCGGGTACCTGTGCTGGCGCGAAAGTACCTGGAGGCCAAATACAAGCTGGACCAGGGCGACCCGGCCGACATGATTGCCTTCTGGAATTCCACGCTGGGCATCACTTGGGAGTACCGAGGCGAGCTACCCGAAGAGGACACACTGCGCAAACGCGCAGAGGACTACCAGGAGTGGACTTGCCCCGTGGGCGGTCTGGAGATCTTCGCCACTGTGGACGTGCAGCATGACCGCCTGGCCGTCACCGTGTGGGCCTTCGGTCGCGGTGAAGAAATGTGGCTGGTGCACTGGGGCGAGCTGTACGGCCAGACCGTGGTGGCCCATGCCGGCGCCTGGCTGGAGCTGGAAGTGCTGCTGGCCCGCCGCGTGCGCCACGGAACCGGCGCAGCGCTGCCCATCACGGCCGCTGGCATCGATTGCTCTGACGGTCAGACCAGTGACGCTGCATACGCTTTTGTGCGCAAGCACAGTCGGCCTGAGCGTGAAGTGCTTGCCCTCAAAGGTGCCTCCGATGCGGTGGGAAGAGTCGAAATCTGGACGCCGCCCAAGAAAGTGGACCCGAACGGCCGCTCCACCAAGGCCGCGCGCGCAGGCGTCTCTGTGCACATCGTCGGTACCGCCAAAGCCAAAGACCTCATCCTGGGGTGGTCAGAGAACGCTGGCCGGGTGCGTTTGGAAGGGGATGGGCCGGGCCGGATGCACTGGTTTGAAGGCGTGCGCGACGACTTCTACGAGCAGCTGCTCAGCGAAATCAAGATCCCGAGCCGCAAGAACCCCGCCAAGCGCGAATGGAAGCCGCGCACGGATCGCCGCAATGAGGCACTGGACTGCACCGTGTATGCCATCTACCTGTACAGGCACAAGCGCCTTCATCTGCGCAAGCCCGCCATGTGGGATGCGGTGGAAGTGCGCATTCGGCAGGCCCCTTTGATGCTGGAAGAAGGGCAGGACGGGATATGGCAACCCACTCCTCAGGGGCAGGTCAATCGGCCTGTGGAGGTTCAGGAAGAAACGCCTGAAAATCAAGAGTCAATAAGCTCTGATAGCTATAAAAATAATAGCTTATACGCTGAAGAATACCACCGCCCAGCCGCTGACGACAGCGCGGCTGATGAAGACATCTTCGCCCCCATTGGATTCAGATGACTGTTACTGCAACCCCCGAAGAGCCACGCGACCTGTTCAGCATCCTGGAGGCTGAGGCCCGCGCCGTGGCTGCGGCTTTCGGCGTCAGCACGGCGAACGAACTGGCCGCAGCGTTAATTGATCGCGTGCACCACCGGCTTCATACCGACCGTGTGCGCGTGGTCAAGCGCAGCCGCCTTCGCCGCCAGGAAGTGCACGAGGCAATGCGACGTGACTTCAATGGCGTCAACCTTGCAGAGGTTGCCGACCGATACGGTTACAGCCGCGCCCAGGCCTATCGCATCCTTTCTAAAAAATAGTCTCATTTACGGGCTAGAAATGAGACACCCAACCCGGAATGATCCGGGTCCATGGGTATCTACAGCCACCACACCACCGAAGACTTGCAGGCGATGCGAACTCGCCTCAGCGCTTCGCTGATGGACCGGCTCACCAAGCCCACAAGCATCGGCCACAGCGGCGGCAACGGCGCAAGCCGCAACGCCTCGTACAGCCAGGACACCGACAAGATCAAGCGTGAGATCGAGGCCATTGGTGCTGAGATTGATCGCCGCTCGGGGATTCCTGCATCGCGCGGCCCTATCTATCTCGTCTAGGGCGCAGCACCACCATGTCCAAGCGCCACAGTAGCCCCCAAGCTCGTCAAGCCCGTGCCCATGGCCAGGTTCCCGCAGCCGTGCGCGTTGGTGGCAGTGATGTCTCCATGGCGGCGCACAGCGGTGCAAGCGGCGGCGATGACCTCGCCATGTATGACTGGAATCCTGCACGCGGTAGTGCCGATGCTGATCTGCTGCCCGACCTGGACACGCTGACCGCACGCAGCCGCGACCTCGGCCGCAACAATGGTCTGGTGGCCGGTGCCAATCAGACCTACCGCGACAACATCGTGGGCGCCACTCTGCGCCTGAGCTGCACTCCCGACTACCGCCTGCTTGGTTGGACTCGGGAGCAGGCCCGCGATTGGGGCAACATGGTCGAGGCCAAATTCCGCAGCTGGGGCGATACACCCGAATGCCACGCTGGTCGCAAACTAAATCTGCTGGGTCTCACGCTGCAGGCTCTCGGCGCCGCAATGAGCAACGGCGATGCGCTGGCCTTGCCACTGTGGCTGCCGCGCCCTGGCAGCCGCTGGAACACGCGGTTGATGATGGTCGAGAGCGACCGCCTCAGCACGCCCTATGGCATGGAGCACCGAGAAGATATTCGCGGCGGTATCGAGTTCGACCAGTACGGCGCCGATGTGGCGTACCACATCACCAAAAAGCACCCAGGCGACATGCTCGCCATGGGCTTCTACGGTGCGGCATCGTCAGCCGCCATGCAGTGGGAGCGCATCCCTGCATTCACGCCTTGGGGGCGCCGCCGCGTCATCCACTTGGCCGACCACGAGCGTTCCGGCCAGTCTCGCGGCAAGCCCATCATTTCTGCGGTCATGCGTGAGTTCCACATGGCCGGCAAGTATTCGTCCAACGAATTGGAGTCCAGCGTTGCAAGCTCGCTGATCACAGCTTTTCTCGAATCGGATCTCGATCCGGAGTCCGCCGCATCGCTGTTTGGTGACGATCCCCGTGCTGCCTGGAAAGCATCACTCAAAGAAGGCCGTGGCAGCCTGCGAAAAATGAAGGGCGGCGCCGTGGTGCCTCTGCCAGCTGGTGCGCGCCTGAGCGCCTTCAACCCCGGCAGGCCGAATCCCGCTTTCGAAGCCTTCATGCTGGCGGTGCTTCGCCACATCGCAGCGGGCATGAACATGCCTTACGAGCTGCTGCTGAAGGACTTCTCCAAGACCAACTACAGCAGCGCCCGCGCGGCCCTGCTGGAGGCCTGGCGCTATTTCAACGGCCGCCGCCGCTGGCTGTCAGATCACTGGCTGCGCTGCATCTATGAACTGTGGTTTGAAGAAGCCCTGAACGCGGGCGAGATCGAGGCCCCGGGGTTCTACGAAAACCGCTACGCCTACCTGCGTTGCCGCTTCATCTTTGGTGGCCGGGGCTGGGTGGATCCAGTGAAAGAAGCCACTGCCAGCGTCATGCGAATGAAGTCTGGCATCACCACCCTGGAGCACGAATGTGCAGAGCAGGGCACGGACTACGAAGAGGTCCTCGACCAGACCGCCGTGGAAGAGGCCATGCGCAAGGCGCGCGGCCTGCCCAGCTTGTACGCGGACCAGATCGTGGTCCACCTGAACAACGGCGACGACAACGAAAAAGCCCCGGGCCAGAAGTCCGCAGCCACCGAGGAAACCGCATGAACTTCGCCCACCTGAACACGCGCATTTTCAACACCCCCTTGCTGGTGCACCCGGGCAAGCTGGATGCACTGATTGCTGGCCTGGGTGGCCGCCTGTTGGGCGGTGCTCTGGAGTTCACGCCTGCTGCGTTGCAGGATGGCCTGGTGCCCGAAATGTTCAGCACTCGGCGCGGCACGCGTGGCGATGAGGGCTATGCAGTTACCGAGGGTGTGGCCGTTGTCTATGCCAGTGGCGCCCTGGTGCACCGCAGCCGCATTGATGCGGACAGCAACTACCTGCTCGGCTACAACGAACTGGCCCGCCAGGTCGAGGCTGCGCAGGCTGACCCCGAGGTGCATGCCGTGCTGCAGGTGTGGGACAGCCCGGGCGGTGAAGTGGCGGGCGCTTTCGAATATGCCGACCGCATGTTTGCCCTGCGCGGCGCCAAGCCCATGTGGGCTATTGCCGACAACATGGCCGCTTCCGCTGCATACCTGGGTGGCTCAGCCTTTGAGCAGCTGGCGGTGTCAGCGACCGGCTACGTGGGGTCCATCGGCGTCGTGATGCGCCATGTGGACTTCTCCCGCGCCCTCGACAACGAGGGCATCAAGGTAACGCACATCTTTGCGGGCGACCGCAAGGTGGACGGCAATCCTTATGAACCCCTGCCGAAGGAAGTTCAAGCCCAGTTTCAGGAAGAAATCAACGGCCTCTATGCCCTTTTCGTGGATGCCGTTGTCCGTCAACGCGACATGTCGGCTGAAAGTGTTCGCGCCACCAAGGCGGCCGTCTTCCGTGGCGTTGCCGCTGTGTCCATGGGCTTGGCAGACCGCGTGGCCACCACCGACCAACTCATTTCCGAACTGGCCGCGATGCGTTCGCGGTCGTACCCCGCCGGGCCTTCCGCCCGATCCACCGCCAACGCAACAGGAGAACCCATGTCTGGCACCACCCCCCAAGCCCCGGCGGGCGCAGCAGCAACCGCCCCGGTCACTCTCACGCAGGCCGATATCGACAGCGCGCGCGCCGAAGGGCACGCCGCCGGCGTGACGGCTGAGCGCACCCGCACCTCCGCCATCCTAGGCCATGAAAAGGCAGGTGGCCAAGTCGCACTGGCACTGCAGTGCATCTCGCAAGGGCTGAGCGCAGAGCAGTCTGGCGCCATCCTGGCTGCTGCACCTGCGCCATCCAAGGCGGCCGGCAACGGCTTTGCTGCGGCGATGGCTGCCATGGGCAACCCGACTGTGTCGGGCGTTGAAGCCAGCGCAGGCGGCGGCGACGACGAAGCCGCACTGGCAGCGCAGATCCTGGCCCTGAAGTAATTCAGGTTCAACCCATCCCGAAACTACAGGAGCGCACACCATGAATCGCGCAAGCTTCTCTTCTTCCGAACTGGCGGTGGATAACCTCATCGCTGGGAATGCCCACCTGCTGCTGGGCCAGCAGATCACCCTGGCAGCCGGCGCGGTGTACCCACGTGGCGCCGTACTTGGCAAGCGCACGCTGGGCACCGCCAGCTCGGCATTCGCGGGCACAGGCAACGGCGCCCTGACCTTGGATGCCACCACACCGCTGCTGTCGCGGGCGCAAAAGGGTGCCTACGTCATCACTTGCATTGCAGCGGCCTCTAATGCAGGCACCTTCCGAGTGGAAGACCCCACCGGCGTTGTGCTGGGTGACGTGGCGGTGGGCGCCACCTTTGCCGACCAGATCAAGTTCTCGATCGCCGATGGCGGCACTGATTTTGTCGTAGGCGACAAGTTCACTCTGACCGTGGCCGCAGGCACTGGGCAATACCTCACCAGCGTAGCTGCTGCGGTGGATGGAAGTGCGGTCCCTGACCTCGTGCTGTCTGAAACAGTGGACGCCACGCTTGCTGCCACGCCTGCCATGGCCTACAAGCGCGGCGACTTCAACGCCAGTGCGCTCACTTTTGGAGCGGGTCACACCGCTGCCACTGTGGCTGAAGCCTTGCGCAGCAAGGGCATCGCCATCCTGTAACGCGCGCTGCAAAAGCAACCGCACCCAGCTCCGTAACCCTACCCATTTCACGAGGTCACACCATGGACATCTTTACCACTGGCGTACTGACGCGCGTTGTGCAGGCTCTGCCACTGCCTGCGCCCTTCATCTTGAACAACTTCTTCGGTGAGATCCAGACGGAAGAGTCTGAAGAAATTCACTTTGACGTGAACAAGAACCGCCCGCGCCTGGCGCCGTTCGTTCTGCCCACTGTGCCTGGCCGTGTTGTCAGCAGCAAGGGCTACAAAACCTCCACGTTCAAGCCGGCGTATGTGAAGGACAAGCGCGTCTTCACCCCCAATCGCGCCCTCAAGCGGGCTGCCGGCGAGGCCATCGGCGGCAGTCTCTCGCCTGAGCAGCGCATGCAGCTCCTGCTGCGCCAGGACTTGCTCGACCAGCTCGACATGCTGACTCGCCGCCAGGAGGTGATGGCCATCGAAGCACTGGTTACTGGCCGCGTCACAGTGAAGGGCGAGGACTACCCCGAAACAGTGGTGGATTTCGAGCGCCATGGTGACCTGACTGTGGAGCTGACCGCTGGCGACCGTTGGGGTGAAACTGGCGTTGACCCGCTGGACGATGTCGAGGCCTGGGCGCTGGATGTTTCCAAACAATCTGGTGCGGCGCCCAACACGCTGGTGATGGATCTCAAGTCTTGGAAGCTGTTCAGCGAAAGCGAGCGCGTGCAGAAGTTGCTGGACCGCTTCCGTGGTTCCGACACGCTGGCCAGTACCGTGGGTGGCGATGGCGCCAAGTTCATGGGCAACATCGGCGACTACGACATCTGGGTGTACTCCGGCTTTTACGAACACCCCGATACAGGCGCGCTCACGCCTTTCCTGGCGGACTACACGGTCATTCTCACCAGCAAGCAGGTCGAGGGTGTTCGCGCTTACGGTGCGATTCAGGACGAAGCTGCAGGTCTGCAGGCCCTGCCGTATTTCACGAAGTCCTGGGTTGAGCAGGATCCTGGCGTCCGCTTCCTGTTGATGCAGTCGGCCCCTCTCACAGTGCCGTACCGCGTCAACGCCAGTCTGGCCGCGAAGGTCCGATAAGGCGCACCACCGTGGCCGTCGCACCCTTCGCCCAAGCCATGGCCGACCTCGGTACAGAGGTCGAGAGCATGCTTGCCAACGCCACCGCCACCTACCAGGCTGGTGAGCCCTTCGGCGTGCTGTTCGACCGCGCGCAGTCTGATGGCTTTGGTGGTGATGGGCGTGTCATGGACTCTGCGGCCTGCAGCGTATCGCTCAATCTTGCCCATGCTCCCGGCCTTGCAGAGGGTTCGGAGCTGGTGATTGACGGCGTCGTCTATGTCGTGGGCGGTGGCGTTCAGGGTGACAGCAGCGGCTGGGCCTCAGACATCAGCATCTTTCCCAAGGGCTAAGCGCCATGTTTGCAGCACTTGCTTCCATCGCCACTTACCTGCGCAGCGTCCCGCACTTCGAGACCTGGTCTGTGCGGGACGGGCTCAGTGTGGAGTCGCGTCAGGCCCAGAACGCGCTGGATATCCGGTACAGGGGGGCAACCGTGGGGGACGCCAAGGGCGCCAGCTCGGTCAATGTCTCGCCCGTTCTGGAAGTCACCCTCATCGTTCCACGTGGCGATAGTGCTGCCAATGAGCTGGACGCTGCATTCACGGCACTGCTCGCTGCCCTGCATGGCCACAAGGTGCATGGCGCATCGGCCACTCGCGACGGCTGGACTGCGCTGGTGCTTAACCAGGTGCAGACCTTCGATCCCATGGACAAGGATGCTGGCTGCCAGCTGCTGTTCACCCATTCCAAGCGTTTTTCGGTGGGCTGCAGTGCCGGCTGTTGAGCAGCGGCCACACCCACAACACCCATAACTTTTTGCAAGGACCATCGCCATGTCCACGACTGACACCCAAAAACAGCGCGTCAAGCTCCTCAAGCCGCATGAGCACGCCCACCGCCAATACCCGGCGGGCTCTGTGCTCACCCTGTCCGCCAAAAAGGCGGAATGGCTGGTGGCCTTGCGCGTGGCTGAAGACGTTGCCACCGATGCCGCCGACGTGACGCTGCAGCCAGGCTCATCCGTCTGACGCCAGCAGCCCCATCAGCACCACCCCAACCAAGCACTACCACACAGGCAGGAGCAAGCAACATGGACAAAATGATCTGGAGCGGGCAAGGCCCCGTCGAAATCGGCGTGTTCGATACCGCAAACGGTACGGCCGCCATGGGTTACCTCACCAAGCTGCGCGAGGTGGGTTGTTCCACCCGCACGCTGACCACAACCCTCTCGCAGGAAAAAAAGGCCATCAACGAAACCTGCTCGGGCAACCGCCTCAAGCTGGCCAGCCTGCCCGGCGCCAAGAGCATGGAGGTGCAGCTGGAGCTGGTCGAGTTCAACGGCCCTATGTTCGCTGCAGCGCTGTTCGGCACCATTGACGAACACGCGGCCAGCACCGTCACGGCAGAGCGCCTGCCCACCCTGACGGTGGGGGATACCTTCTTCCTCAAGCACCCCGGTGCCTCCAGCATCGTCATCGAAGACAGCACCGGCACGCCCGTGGAGCTGGACGAAGGTGTGCACTACGAGATCCTGAGCGCCGCGCACGGTACCGCACGCCTCCTGTCGGTGGCCGGAATCACCCAGCCCCTGTTTGTGGACTACAGCTACGCAAAGTACGAAAGCATGGCGGCCTTCAGCCAGCCCGGCACCGTGGAGCGCGGCATCGTCTTCAGCGGCATCAACCACGATGGGCGCAAAGCGCGTCTGATCATCCCCCGCATCGATCTGATGATGGACGGCGACTTCTCGTGGATCACCGACGAAGAAGCCACGCTTACCTTCAAGGGCGAAGTGCTCTACGTGCCAAGCCTCTCGGGCGACACGCTGTACGGCTCGTTTGCCCGTGTTGACTGGCTGTAGCAACCCGGCCAGGTAACCCCACCCCCACCAGCGCCAGTGCGCGCTGGGTGTCTCCAAGTGCCGCCCATAGCCCCTGTTTGGGCGGCAGTTGAAGCCGCTGCATTGCTTGCTCACTACTTCAGAAAGCTCCAACCGTGGCATTCCAGCCCATTCAGATCCTGATCAACGCTAAGGACAACGCGTCCGCGGTGTTCCTCAGTCTGCGGGCAACAGTCATTGCCGTGGGCACGCTGATCGCGTCCTACTTCGGCATCAGTGCCTTCAATGGTGTCGTCAAGGGTGCGGGCGACTTCGAGGCGGCCATGAGCCGCGTCAAGGCAGCCACGGGCGCCGGGGCAGAGGAGATGGCCAAGCTCACCAAGCTGGCCAAGGATGCCGCCGCATCGTCGGGGTTCTCCAATGTGGAGACCGCTGATGCGCTCACCAACCTTGCCAAGGCGGGGGCCAATGCCGCCGAGGCCATGGATGCCTTGCCCGGGGTCATCAACCTGGCCCGGGCTGGCGAGGTCGATTTGGCGCAGTCGTCAGAGTTCCTGACCAAGATCATCGCCGCCATGGGTGGCAAGTTCAGTGACGCTGGCAAATACGCCGACGTGCTGGCCATGGGCGCGAATGCGTCGAACACCAGCGTCACCGGGCTTGCTCAGGCGCTCAGCTACGCCGCACCAGCGGCCAAGGCCCTGGGGTTGAGCCTGGAGACCACCGTTGGCATTCTGGGCAAGTTTGCTGACGGCGGCATTGATGCCAGCCGTGCCGGCACAGCGCTCAATGCCATCCTGTCCCAGTTTCTGGACCCTGCCAGCAAGTTCCGCAATGAACTGGCACTGGCGGGTATCACCACCACCAACTTTGAAGACGCCCTCAAGCAGCTGGCCGTGGCGGGCCCCAAGGGCGCAAACGCCATCCTGGCCGTGGGTACCGAGGCGGGCCCAGCGCTTCGCGGCCTGCTCAATCAGGGTGTGGGCGCCCTCAATGAGCTGATCGAAAAGCTCAAGACGTCCGAGGGCAGTGCCGCCGCCACCGCCAAAACGCTGCGCGACAACCTCAACGGCTCGCTGGGGGCGTTGGGCAACGCGTGGCAGACGGTCAAGGATGTACTGGGAACGCCTGTGCTTCCGGTACTCCGCCAGGCGGTGGATGAACTCACTGCGTCTTTCCGCAATGCCGTGGCCGATGGCACGGTGCAGCGCTTTGGCGAGGCCATTGCCACGGCCATGCGCAACGGGATCCAGTTTGTTCGGGATTTCGTTTCCACGGTGGACTTTGGCGTTGTCATCACCAAGCTGCAGGACTTTGCGGATCGCACCAACGAATCGCTCACCAAGGTAGGCGAGTACGCGACGAACGCAGGAAACGTACTAAAGCTGGCATGGGGCGTGATGACTGCTGGGGTGGATGGCGCAATGGCTGTCATCTACAAGGCTTCGAGCCTGATTACTGCGCAGCTGGCTGCCATTCAGCTGGGGGCGGCAACCCTGTTGGATTGGTTCTCCAAGATCCCGTTCACCGGCTTGTCGGCACGGTTCAAGGCGGCAGCTGATGAAATTCGTCTGTCGGCTGAGGCCACGGCGGCATCCAGTGAGGCGCTAGGGAACAAGGCTCGGCAATCCCTGGAAGAATCAGCCAAGGGTGCTGAGCTGGCGCGCGAGGGTTGGGCTGGTGTCACTAAGGCCATGTCCGAGACGGAGCAACAGGGCGTGCGTACTAGTGCTGCCATTGCCAGGGTGGCGGAGGAGTTGGGTAAGGGGGCACAGGCCGCTGCGGACTATGGTGTGAGCGTCCAAAAGAAGGCAAACGCAGAGGCGATGGCCTCAATTGCTGCTGCTGATCATGCGGACAAGATTGAGTCGCTGCAGAAGCGATATGCCGAACTCAAGGCAGCAGGCGACATCAACGGGGCAATTCAGGTCTTTGATGAGTTGACAAAGACACTGCGGCAGGGGGCGTTGACTGCGGATGAGTACGCCAAAAAGATGGCGGCGGTGGCGCAGGAGGTGGAGGATGCATTTAAGTCGCTGGGTGTCACAAGCTCTGCGGCGTTGCAACGGCAGGCGGATCTATCGGTGCTCAACTACGGGAAGATTCGAGCATCCGGCCTTGCCACAGCCGAAGACCTCTCCAATGCCTTCCGCAAAGCAGCGGAAGACGCCATTGCAGCCAACAAGGGAATTGCCCCCAGCTGGGTTGAGGCAGAGGCCGCCGCCCGTGGATATCGCATTGTTGTAGACGCGTCTGGAAAGGCGACGCTGGAACTTGCCAACAAGACCGATGAAGCCACCGGCCGCATGTCCCGTGGCTGGCATGGTGCGCGTGAAGCCATCCAGGCCAATGCCGATGCCCTGGAAGAAATCAACATGCGGTACAAGCTCACCGCAGATTACACCGAGCGCCAGATTGCTCTGCTGGAGCGCGAGGCCGCCGCCGCAGAGAAGGCCGCCGAAGCCAAGCGCAAATACTGGAACGTGGACAAAGAGGGCTTCACCCTCGATGCCAACGGCCAGCGCCAGCAGATGACGGTGCCCACGGGTGAATTCGTCTTCAACGCTGCCAAGAACGCAGGGCTCAGCGAGGCCGATGCACTCGCCCTGATGGACAAGTTTTTCCAGAACGGCAAGCCCGCCGGCGTGAACGATGCCAACGGTCTGAACGGCCCCAGCAAGGACTGGTTCTCCATCGTTGCCGAGGCGATCAGCAAGCTCGTGATCGAGAAGGCCCGCCAGAACGTTGCCAATCCGACGGGGGGCTCGAACACCACTGGATCCAGCACGACCACAGAGACCACGCGCCCTGGGCCCGCTGGTGGCGGAAGCGGCTCCGGCTCGGGCATGAGTTCGGGTGTTTCCATCAACCTCTACCCCGGCGTCGATTTCTCCAGCCGGGCGGAAGCCGAGCGCCTGGCCCGCTTCCTCGCACCCGCCCTCAAAGACCTGCAGCGCAAGGGCGCGATCTGAGCCACGCCATGCATTCCATCACCCGCACCCGCATCCTCGGTAACTATGCCAACCTGGCACGCGCTGCGGCCATTGTGGCCAGCACGCAGCGCGCCAGCACCCAGATCCTCACCATGTCCCGCGCGCGGCGTGGCAATGGATCGCTGGTGGCTGCTGGCCCGTACACGGGCGGCGCCGACTCGGTGATCGATGTGGAGGTGCTGGGCGGCCCGGATGGCGAAGTGCGCGCCACCGCACCCGTGGTCAACGGCGTTGGCAATGGCACCCTGCAGGTGCAGTCGGTGGAGGCTGGGGCCGACCCGCAGACCCTGCAATTCACACTGCTGGATGCAGGCAAGGCGCCCGTGCCTGCAGTGCTGGACTTTTTCGGGGTGCAGTTGGCGGCTCGGGCGGTTGGGGTTTTGGGCAACACCGTGTCGCTCTCGGTGGTCCGTGGTCTGGTGTACACCGACCTGCCGTATGCCACCCTGCAGGCTCTGTCTGCTGGCTCCAGCTCTTTCGATGGCCCCGAGTTCGACTGGGGCCAGCCCGCCGCGACGGCCGCCGAGATCCCGGCCGGGGCGCTTCGCATTGCATTCGCAGGCCTGCCCACGGTGCACCGCGCCTGGAAGACCTGGAGCAACGGCAAGTTCTCCTATCAGGTGGACCCTCCGCTGGTCTATCAGGTCCCGGCCGACACGCGTGTGCGCGCCGTGACTGGCGACTACACCATCACCGTAACCGACGGCACCGCGACAGAGGTCTACAGCGCCGTCACCATGTACGACTTCCTCACCCAGGTGCAGGCGCGCAGCGCGCTGCTGCAGGTGCTGGGTGTGGTGGCCGAAGACCGCACGCCAGGTGGCCAGGCCGTCACCGACATTCCCCTGCGCACCGATGCACACGCGCTGCCGGTCATTGCATCCGCTTCACGCCGCGCCACGCTGCAGGTGGGCGCCGTGTCCCCAACCGCCTCTACAGAAAACATCACGATCACCTGCATGGGCCGCACCGACGGCGGCGCTCAGTCGTGGTCTGTATCGGGTGGCGTCAGCGGCCAGTTGCCTGCCGCCTACACGGGCGTTCCCTACGCCGCTGGCCCCGTGGCATTCACGGTGCCTGTCATCCCGGTGTCTGTGGCCTCGGCTGCGGCCATCACGGGCCGGTTCACTGCAGCCTCTCGCGCTGCGGACGATGGCCTGCCCGCCATTTGCTTCAAGCCGCTCATCCTCGGAGCGGCAGCCATCGACAAGGAGGTGACCTATGTGTACCGCAAACGGCCGCCAGCGGAGTGCAGTTGCACGTCCGCCGCCGCGCTGCCCATCAATCTGGAATGCCTGGGCCTCACGCCTGAAGACGGGGGTGCCATGGACCCCGTAATTCAAACGCGCCTGGTGGACCTCATGGAGTGGCGTGCCGGTTTCCTCGGCACCAACCTGGCTCTCACGCCGTCCGAACTCACAGAGCACGCGAACCTGCGCGCTGACCTGGGAGACGTGGAGCTGGCCAATGCCTGTGTCCAGGTCCTGCTGGATGCGCTGCTGGAGGTGTCTGACAACACCGACGCATTGGATGCTTGGGATGCGGCCGTGGTGACCTTCAAGGCGGAGATGGACACATTTGCCACACTGGTACGCCCGTCTGGCTCGTCCGACGTGGTTGTCGGCCTGGGGGGCTATACGCAGGAGTTCGCCCGCAAATACGGCGCAGCCATGGATCTGTGCCGGGCAAAGGCGGGCATCCTCCCAAAATCTGACGCCAGCAGTTTGCAGGGGAGTCCCTGCTGGCGTGACTACGGCGACGCGTATTGGTGGGAAGACGCCGCCGGGTACTACCTCCCCATGTTCACCAATCGCGGCTACGTGTCTGCCCGGCGCGATGCGTCGGGCGCCATCGTCAGCACTCGCGAGTTCGGTGTGGGCCTGGTCACGCAGTGTGACCACCGGCTCAAGGAAGGCGATCAGATCACCATCACCATCCGGGGCACGCACAACGCTGCCGACTGGATGGAGGGTGATCGGTTCACCATTCCCCTCATCGCTGCCGGATCCGCCCCGCTCACGGGCGGCGCCGATGGCGACCCCACACAAACCTGGACCGTACGCAGCTCTACCCTGGGTGCGCTGCCGGACTGGCTCTACAACCCCGACACCCCCACAGAGTGGAGCGACGGGCCTGCCACCGTGGCGCTGCAGCCTGGCGGCATCCCCTTCGAAGTGGGTGACGCCATTGCATTTGCCATCGAAACCGGCCGCCTGCGCTGGCGCCGCGACGGTGGCGCATGGACCGAGGCCGACATCTACGGTGCTGCGCCCCTTGCCCTTGGCGATGGTCTCACGCTGCAGGCTGTGCCAGGCGCTGCCCCTTCGTTCCTTGAGGGCGACGCCTGGCAGTTCAAGGCCGTGGCTACCTACGGCACGGCCCGCATGCGCCAGCCGCGCGACGGCCAGGCGTTCGCGTGGGATGGCCCGGCTGTCACGCTGGACATTGACCTGGGCAGCGCCCAGCCGCTGGAGCTGGTCATGCTGGCCATGCACACCATCGCGGCCGGCGCCACGGTCACCATCAGCGGCGGCCTGGCCGCCCCCACTGAGTGGACTGCTCCTGCGGTCGAACATGCCAAGGTGTTGCTGGCTATGGCCGGGGCTTCGACCGCCCGCTTCCTGCGCGTGGCCATCACCGGGGCGGGTGCCGGGGGCTCCATCGGCTGGCTGTGGGCCGGGCAGGGCTGGCAGCCCACTGTCACTCCAAGCCGTATCGAGCGCTCCCGCGCCTACGGGCTCTCGCGCGGTCGTGGGCTCAACCCGGGCGCCATCTATCGTGGTTCGGGCGTGGGCGGCGAATGGGCCTGGGACCTTTCGGGCGGCGGCTCAGTGCTGCTGGGCGATTGCGCGGACGATCTGATCGAGCTGCTGGACCATGCGGCAGAGCAGGGCATGGAGCCCGTGGCGCTGATCCCCGACCTGCTGGCCCCGCGCGATGCGTCCGTGGCCATTGTGGACGCGGACCAGATCGGCATGGAAGAGGATCTCAACTGGCAGTCCACCGGCCAGCGTGCGGTGTCTCTCACCCTGCCCATGCGGGCTGTACTGGCGTAGGGGGCGGGCATGTACGAACTTCGCATCCACACTGTTCCGCCCCTGGTCTTCGCAGGCGCCACCCTGGCGCAGGTAGGGCAAGAGCATTCGGCCATCAACGGTGAGGTGCCCGGCATCACGCTGTCGGTGGACAACGCACGCGGCCAGCACACCCAGCTGGTGGCCACGGCAGACGCATTGCGCGCCCAGGCCGAACTGCTGCGCGACGGCGACGTGTTGTACACAGGCGCCGTGCAGTCCGTGGTGCTGGGCGCCAGCATCGAGTTTGGATTGGAGGCCTGACGCCATGGCCGCCCAACTGCTCCTCACCGACAAGCTGCCGCTGCGCCGCGCGTCCGATCTGCCCGGCTACCGTGCCGACGTTGCGGACAAGCTGCTGCCCTGGGTGTTTGGCCGCGCCACGCTCTCGCCCGTGCCCATCGATCTCGTGGGGCAGGATTGGATCGTGGCTGATCACCCCATCGTCAGCATCGAGCGGGTCACCATTGCTGGCAAAAAGACCGAGGGTTGGCAGCTCGCCCAGCGGCTGGACGCCACGGGCCATCCCATCGCCGTGCTGCGCCTGGCCCAGCCCACCACCAAGGAGGCTGTAACCGCAACGGTGGTTGGTCGCCGCCACCCGCAAACCGGTGCAGCGCTCACAACGCCAGGCCCCATCGTGCGCGAGATCATGCGCCTGTGCGGCCGTGTGCAAGACGTGGATGCCTGGGCTGGCCTGGACGCGGCCTATGGCACTCTGGAGCTGGGGCTGGTGTTTGATGCCCAGGTCACTCTGCGCGAGGCCCTGGCCGCCGTGGTGGAACCCCTGGGGGCGATGTGGCGCCCGGGCTGGGCTGAGCCGCGCGCATTGGGCGAACCTGTGGCCGTGCTGGATGCTCGTTCGGTAGAAACCATCTCCGCCCGTGTGGAGGCCTCGGGCATGGCCACGGTGGCCCGCGTCACCTACTTGCAGGACTGGGCGGCCAGTGCCGCACGCGGCGCGCAGGAGATCGCTGCGCCCGATGCAGTGGAGCGCTGGGGTGATCTGCCGGTGGACATGGCTTTGCCCGGTGTGCGCCGCGCCAAGGACGCGCTGGCCATCGCATCCGCTCGGCTGGCAGACATGGCCCGCGTGCCCTGGGTGGTCACCGCCACCGTCGATGCGTCCCGAGTCGGCGTGCTGGTGGCAGGTCAGACCGTGCAGCTGGCTCACCCGCACGCGCCCACCGGCCCCGCGCTGCTCACATCCGTGGTGTCTGACCGTGAGGCGGGCCAGTACAACCTCACGGCCAGCATGCACACCGCAAGTGCCCCGCGCGTGGAGCTTCGGCGCCGTCATACCGCCGTGGATGCTGCGGAGGGCGGCACCACCGGTGTGACCTACCGCGACGGGGTGGCCACGTTCACGGTGTACGACGACAGCGGACTGCCGCTGGCGGGTGCCGCTGTAACGTTCGATGGCTTGTACACGGCCAACACCGACGCCGAGGGCCGGGTGCAGTTCCGTGCTGAGCGCGGTGCACACACGCTCACCGTGCGCATGCCCGGGTACGCTGATTTTGAGATGGATGTGGTGGTATGACAGTCATCCAGCGCACCCCCAATCTCGGTCTGGGTATCCGTATGCAGCGCCTGCCCACGGCAGCCCCTGTTGCTGCTCCGACGCCCGGCGGTGGCGAGGGTGGCCCCGCGCGTGTGGCCCTGCTGCCGGACCTGGTGCCCGTGGCGGCCGAGTATTACTACGACCCCGATACCGGCGCCCCCCTGCGCGCAGGCTCGGGCTTGTGGTCGCTGCAGGTGCTGCGTCCAAAGTTCAGCGGATGGGGTGTGGTGGGCGGATATGTCCAGATCCAACCGCCGTATGCCGAAGGTGACGGAAAGCCCACAGTGCGCGCGATTGCCTTGGGCGCTGGCTCTGGCGATGTCTCCTGGTCCTGGACTCTCGATACCCCGCCGTTCCCATCCACCAGCTACATCGCATGGTGGGACGGCGTGAGCGTGGTGGTGCAAGACGGGTCTTTGAAGATCACCGTGCTGCCCGGAGAAATCGAGGACTGGGCAGATCCCTGGTGGGCCACCTTGACGTGCACAGCCTCCGTGGCTGGCAGCGTGGTGGGCAGCATCGTGTTGCGGCCAGGTTTCAACATTGACGACGTGGCAAGCCTGCCGCCGCTGGGGTAAGCCATGCACCAGCACCTCATTGACTGCCACGTTCTCACCATGCCAGCGGACAACCCGGCATGGGCCCAAGAGCTGCGCGCGGACCTGGACGCCGAGCCCGTCAACCAGCATTGGCTGCCCGGTATCCCCGGTGAGTTCGGTGCTGCGCGCGCTGCGGGCTATGACTGCGGGTCGGCGCCGTTCGTGAGCTTTGCAGACCCCGACGACCGCATCGTCGGCGGCACGTTCGCGGCCCTGCTGCAGGCGCTCGATCAGAACCCCGGTGCCCCGTTTGCTTGGGTGGGTGAACAGCGCGTGTCGGCTGACCTACGGCCCTTGGGTGTCCCGCGCGTGTGGACCGGCCCGTATGACGCGCAGCGCCACCGCAACGCCCTGCAAATGTATTGCCACGGCGTGGTGCTCATCCGCCGCGCGCTGTGCATGGCGGCCCTGCCACTGCTGCGCCAGTGCGGCATGGGGGCAGACGGCGTGCTGCTGGCTCACCTTGCACAGCCGCATGCCCCGCTGCCTGCGTCAGAGCGCCCAGTCCATGTGCCCATCGTGGGGCGCCTCTGGCGCCAACACCCCGGTGGCTACCACCACGCCTACACGGCCGCCGAGCGCGAGCGCCACCAGCGCCTGGCCGGTGTCACACCGCAATACCTGCACATCGTCAATCTGGAGGCAATCCCATCATGAGCAGCTGCGATAGCGAGACCTTCGAGCATGTGCGCGGCGCGAGCTTTGAGCTGCATGTACGCATCCCCAGCCGCTTTGCGGACGGGTATTTCTCGGACTGGGTCCCATCGTCCCAAGTTGTCACTGAAAAAGGCGCAGCAGTCGCTGTGCTGAATGTGGCCTGGGTGGATCCGGTTGTTGCCCGGTTGATCGTGTTGCGCTGCCTTGATACCTCGGCTTGGCCCCTTGGACTGGCGATGTTCGATGTGCGCTTGCGCCGCCCTGATGGGTTCGTGCTGCCCACAGAGGCGCAGAGCTTCTACATCGTTCGGGGGGCGACTCCCAATGTCTGAGCCCATCGAACTGGAAGTGCTGCTGCCTGAAGTGCTGCGCCTTCGTGTCGTGCGGCCTCCGGCCGCGCTGCCCGCAGATTTTGCGATGGTGATCCCGGCTGGCCCTGGTGGTGGATCTGGTGCAACGGGCCCCACGGGGGCAACAGGCGCAACGGGCGCCACGGGACCGACCGGAGCAACCGGCGCCACAGGAGCCACTGGGCCGACAGGCGTCACCGGGGCCACGGGCTCTGCGGGAGCCACCGGCGCGACAGGTGCTACCGGACCAACGGGGGTAACTGGTCCGACAGGATCTACCGGAGCTACTGGCGTTACTGGTGCGACCGGCGCCGACAGCACGGTGGCTGGGCCTACTGGCTCCACGGGCGCTGCTGGTGCAACTGGGGCGACGGGTCCCACGGGTGCCACGGGAACTGCAGGCGCCACCGGTAGTACGGGTGCCACTGGCCCTACTGGGCCAACAGGGGCGACCGGTAATGCAGGAACCGATGGCGCAAACGGGGCGATCGGCCCCACAGGGCCTACGGGGCCAACCGGCGCGACTGGCAGCACAGGGGCAACTGGTGGAACCGGGCCCACGGGCGCGACAGGTGGTACAGGGGCAACCGGCGCCACTGGGCCGACTGGTGCTACCGGCGCAACAGGTGCCACTGGGCCGACCGGAGGCGCTGGGGATGTGGCCGCGCTGATCCATGCGGCATCGAGCAAGGCCACTCCGGCGGATGCCGATGAATTCGGCTATGTGGACAGCGCTGCCGGTGCTTGGTCGCTGGTCAAGATTACCTGGGCGAACCTCAAGACAGCGATCCTCACGCTGGTGGCTTTCCTGGCGCCCGGGATTGGCGCCGTACTTCGCCCGCTGCTCAACAAGCTGCGCGATCAGTACGAAACACCGCTTGACTACGGAGGCGTCGGCGACGGTGTGGCGAACGACACTGCAGCGATAGTCGCATGCGCCACGGCGAATCAGGGCAAGCGTTGGCGTATCCCGGCCGGGACATGGCGATATGCAGGTGGCGCTCCCGATCTTGCGGCTGGCACTGTTGTGATGGGTGATGGCCGATACGCAACCCGAATCGTTTCTATTTCCGCTGCGCCCACTGCACTGTTTTCATGCATGGGGTATGGCAGTGGTGTGGAGTCCATGGGTTTTCAGGCTGAAACAACCCAGACCGGGGGCATGTATGTGTACCTCGGTGGTATTGAGTCGTATATCGAAGATTTCTACATGACCGGGGATTACCGGGGTGTGGTGATGTATGGCAACGTAGCGCAGATTCGGCATGGGCATTTTTTGAGTGCAGCCACAAACGGTATTCGTATTGACACGGGTGGCGGAGATAACTCCCAGACGATCAGCAACGTGATCATGGGCGCTCAGTCTCCGGCCAATGTGGCTGAAGCGGGCATACGTGTTCGCAACAGCGTTTCTCTGACGATCGACAACGTCTCCATCATCCAGCAGGGCAAGGGGTTGCTGATTGATCCCACGGCGGCATCCGGTCCAGTGCTTAACCTGATAGCAAGCAACTGCTATTTTGATAATTGCACCTATCCGATTTACGTTAATCCAAACGGCGGGACGGTTCGGAGATTAACGTTCATTAATTGTTGGGCTTCTTCTGGTAATGCTGGGCTTACGCTTATCGCATCCGGTGGCGCGACTATCAAGGGCGTCCGCTGCTACAACCTACAAGCTAACCTGAATAGCGGCGCTGGGGTGAATGTCGGTGGTGTAAATGTCTCGCAGCTTAGTTTTATTGGAGGCAACGTCTCTGGTAACGCCTACGGCTTCTACTTCAACAACGGTATCCCTGATGTCCGAATTTCGGATATGGATATTGGTGCGTATGACGACTTCTCGGGGAATGCGACCTCCGGAATTACCTTCGCGGGTTCTGGTTACACGAAGGTGCGCATTACCGACAACAAGATCGTCGGCAACGGCACATCTATTCAGAACGAAAACCTGCTCGGTAGCGGTAGCGTGGTGGCGCGAAATGAAGGGGCTTCGGGCTCCACGGCGGCAATCACGGTTGGGGCATCGCCTTTCACCTATACCGCTGCGAGCCGACCAGAAACGGTGTACGTCCGGGGTGGCACGGTGTCTTCTGTCACCGTCGAAGGGGTACAGGTTCACGCGCAGTCCAACGTCAGCTTCCAGTTGCGCCCCGGTGCATCGGCCGTAGTGACCTACAGCGCGGCTCCGACGATGAATAAAACCATCAGCGATTGATCGACTCGCGGCGCACACAAACAACAACCAACCAGAGGGAGCCCATGCCAGAACCTGTTTCATCCACCGCAGCGGGCGTGCTGACAGTGGCCACCGCCACGGCCGCCAGCTCCGTGATCAGCGCGTTTGGCGTATCGCTGGGCCTGCGGGTTGATGTGTTGATCGCGGGCTTTGCCGGTGCGCTGGTGGCCATCATCCTGCTCAACGCAGTACCCGGCAGCAGCGACACCTGGCGCGAGCTGCTGCGCACCACTGTGCGACGCATGTTTGTGGCTATTGCCAGCAGTCTCACAGCGGGCTACCTGGCACCGCTGGCCCTGTTGGCTGCGCAGCTGCCCGACAGCCTGCTGCTGGGCGGTGCCTTTGCCGTGGGCGGCGGTGCACAGCAGGTGCTGGTGTTCGCCATCAAGCGCATCAGCGGCCAGGTGCAACCCGCGCCGCAGCAGCCCGGGGGAGGTGCCACGCCATGACCACCGCAACGTCACTTATCACCGCGCTGGCCGTGGTGCACTGGGTGTCAGGCCTCATCGTGCTGGCCGAGGCCCTCAACAAGCTGGAGCGTACAGCCCCTTGCAGGCGCGGCCTGCCAGCGCGCGAGCGCGCCACCGAATGGCTCAAGGCCATCGCCTGGGGGCTGCTGGCTGTGGGCGGCGCTGGCGCACTCATCACCCCGCTGCTGCCGCTGGAGCAGCCCACGCTGCAGGACGCCTGCGTGCTGCTGGGGTTTGCAACGCTCATCGTTCGTACCCGCGTCAAGGAGGGCTGACATGCTCACTGCACCACAACTGCGCGCCGCCACCGGCTGCACCGCCGCCAGGGCTGATGATTGGCTGCCGCACATCATCAAGTCCTGCGAAACCTTCGCCATCAACACGCCTGCCCGCCTGGTCTGCTACTTGCCCCAGATCGGGCACGAATCCGGCCGCCTCGCGTACGTGCGCGAAATCTGGGGGCCCACGCCCGCCCAGCAGCGGTATGAGGGCAGGGCAGACCTGGGCAACACCCAGCCCGGGGACGGCAAACGCTACATGGGGCGCGGCCTCATCCAGACCACTGGCCGCGCCAACTACCGCGCCACCTGCGACGGCCTGGCCGCGTACCTGCCCAACGTGCCCGATCTGGAGGCCTTTCCCGCCCTGCTGGAGCGCCCCGACCTGGCTGCCATGAGCGCCGCCTGGTTCTGGCACAGCCGCGAGCTCAACACCTTTGCCGACCTGGGCGACTTCATCCGCATCACCAAGCGCATCAACGGTGGCACCAACGGCCTGGCCGACCGGCTGGCGCTGTATGAGGCGGCAAAGGCGGTGCTGCTGTGATGCCCGCCATCAACCCCATGCTGGTGATGCTGGGAATCAGCCTCGCCGCCAACGGCCTGCTGGGCTGGGCCTATCTGGGCCAACGCGACGACACCGCAGTGGCAAAGACCGCCCTGCGCGACATGGAGGGTCAGCGCGACGGCGCCCGCCAGGCGGCCAGCGCCTGCAGCGACAGCGTGGACGACCTGCGCGAGCTGGCGGACAAGCGGGCCCGTGATGCCGCGCCCGCCCGGGCCGCCGCCGCCAGCGCTGCCCAGGGGCACAACCAGCGGGCAGATCTGATCTTGTCCACCCCTGCGCCCGTGCTGGGCGATGCTTGCGCCAGCGCCCAGGCCCGGGTGGACGAATGGCTCAAGGGGAGGGCGAAGCAATGAAAAGTGCTATTGCTTTGATAGCTACTTGCGTTCTATCTGCCTGCGGTACACGCGGAAATCATGTGGAAATCCAGCGCGTGAGCGTGGCTGTGCCCGTGGAGTGCAAGGAGCCCATACCGGCCCGGCCTGTGATGCCGACCGAAGCCCTGCATCCGGGGGCAGATGTTGACCAGTTCGCCCAGGCGGCGACGGCAGAAATCGAGCGCCGCGAGGGGTACGAGGTGCAGCTGCGTGCGGCGCTCGCGGTGTGCACCCGGCCAGTTCAGGGCGTTGTGGAAGGGGGGAAGTAGGGCAGGACCAAAAGAACGGCGGTGACAGCCGCCGCTAGAGCAGCACAAAACGCACCGCGCGCGCCGTACGTTGCTTGCGTCTTCATGGCGTCGCCAAGTGCTTCAATCATCCGAAACGACATTGAATTTTTCATCGCAGGCGATACGTTCGGATTTTCGTACTCTGGCACCTTTACGAGCGCCGAGCGCAGCCAGTAATAGGCGGCGGCTGCCGAAAACACGATCACTAGGATGTTGCATGCTTGAATTGCCCATTGCATATCTAAAGTCTCCCGTGTCGAGATTGAGCACTGCGAAGGCCTCCTGCGCACGGTGCCAGCCGCATACACAGAATCATCCGAACCTATGCCCCATCGTCGGTGATTATGTTTTTCTGGGTGAAGTGCTCGTCGATGCCGCACTGAGGGCAGCTCACTTCAAATTCCGCGAACACGGCATGGTGTCGCGTGAAATCGAACTCGGTCTTGCCAGTTGCCAAGCAAGTAAGGCTGCCAAGCTCCACCCGGTCAAGTTGAATGACCCCTTGCACGAGGTGCTTGTCAGATTTCCACATGGTCATTTGATGATCCTGTCTGTTCTAGTGAAAAATGGGGATCGAGCTGGATGATCGCCGTGTCGATGCATCAAGCGCCGGCCATCTCGTGTTCAGCGGCCGTGGCCAGGAACGCAGAGCGAGATTGCCCGCGCGCCTTCGCTGCAGCGTCGATGCGCTGAACAAGGGCCTCGTTCAGGCTGATGTTCGGGCGCACGGCCTTCGAGCACACCTTGGCCAGGTCGATGTACACCAGCAGCCAGTAACCGCCCGAGTAGTCGGGATCGTTCGCCCAGACCTCGGGGGGGCTGCGGGCGGCCTGGCCGAAGTAGCTCTCAGGCTGCAGGCATCTTGTCGTATTCGGCCAGCGGCATTTCTGTGCCGTCATGGGCCACCAGCGCGCCGGCCGTTGAGTCCGCGACTTCAATAGGGCGGTCGTTGAACTTGTTCTTGTCCACCTTGTAGGCGCTCCCCATGGATGAGGCGCCGTAGAGTCTGCACAGGGCCAAGTCTTCGGCCTGCTTTGGGTTCAGGACGAGCTTCTGCGGTGTCTTGCCTGGGTGCTTGATCCAGTGCGTGCGGAAGGCGTTGGACGCCCGGCGGTGCAGTTCGGCCATGCCAGGATGGTGTGGGCGAAGGTCAATAATGTTCTGGGCTGCCATGTCTGGGGAGATTATTGGTTGATGTATGCATTCAGTTCTGCAATATTGCAATGATCTTTTTTGAATTATGGGGTGCTTTGTCAATAAAGAAAAATCTAATTTTTCTTAATTGTTTTGTAGAAGTGGTAACCTTGTTCATTGGTTAACCCGGCGACGCCATGATCTTGTGCAAATTTCTCGTTTTCAATATATATATTACATCCATCGTCGAAGGTATTAATGACGATGTTTCCAGCTTGGTTTGATGTCAGTATTTCAAGGTTGCGCCGACTCCATTGAGAGTAGTCAATGTACTTTGATGGAGAACACCCGAGTATGGTTATTTTGGGTTTAAGAAAATCGAGAAAGGAATAATCCCTGTCAGAGTGTCTGCCATGATGTGGCGCGAGTAATATTGCACAATTATTCTTTAAATCTGGGTTGGTTTTTATGACAAATTCCCACGATTTGTCGTGTGCGTCACCTCCAAATATAATATTTCCGGCGGCTGAGCAGTATTGAATCACATAAGATGCTTCATTAATATCATCGTTAACATCTGGGTCACACAGAAGTTCTTCATTTGGTGCAAGGATGTACAGGCCATCATGACCTCCATCTTTGCCTTGTTCATTCGCGTAGGCGAATTTTGCGCCAGCGAGTTTTTTTAATGTGGTTACGCCATCAACTTTTGCGTTGATTAACTGCTGATATTTAATCCAGTCTTCTTCTTTATAGCGATAAAAATTCTTGAAATCAGGTGCTTCGCGTCTTGCGCCTGTGTCCCAAAAATTTTGAAATCCAATCTCATTGTGTAGTGCGTTTAATCCGTCCATGTGATCCATGTCAGGATGCGTCACAATCATTCTAAATATTTTCCCAATTCCGAAGGTTTTTATATAGTTGATTGGATTCGATGGGCGTTCGCACATCCTATAGTTGCCTTTGATTCCTTGGGCCTCTTTAAAGATATTTAGTAGGCCGGTTGCCCTTGCTTCCATCGCCATGGCATTTTGTCGAACCTCTAAATTGCCGCCGCACATATCAATCATGGTCGAGCGGCCAGAGTTGTGCTGAATAATCGAGCAGTCTCCGGGGGATACATTGAGAAGATGAATTGTCGCCATTATTTTTCAGTGTTTTTGGGTGCGCTATCTGCCGAGGATCGTGATTTTTCGATGCCCCATATTGCTTGGGCAACACTTTCAATCTTTGCTACAAATTTATCCACATTTAAGCCTGCGACAAAAGCTAGGGCAAAAAAACCTATTTCTGAAGAATCTGTAGTTCTACTTGAATCGAGAACCAGTAGGCCGGCTTTCAAAAAGAGATAGCTAACGCCACCACTGATGAGGCTGGCAAGTGGTCTTAAGAAATACCATGCATGCCAATCTTTATTCCAATTGTTGTGAACGCAGCGATTGATATACACTGCTCTTAAGCAGTAAAGACAGCCTCCAATGAGCCCAATGAGGCTGCACTGGGTAATTATTTTTAGTGGCTCAAAATCTTTGGCGAAATAATTTAAAGCTATGCATGCTAAAAGGTAGGTGCTTCCAGTTATAAGTGTTAATAAGTATCCGGAAATAATAACTATCATTGTTGTCTCGTGAATTTAATTTTTAATGCTATCAATTTGTTACATGGATGCCAAGAGAAATTTGGGGATGTCTTGAAATGTGCTGTGGCTCTTGATCACGCCCTCGCCACCGGCACATCCTCCCACCGCGTCGTGTACTGCGGCGTGCGCCTCTCCTGCTTCATCCCCCAGTCCTTGCCCTTGTTGGTGCCCCCCGTGGCACCTGAATGCACGGTGCCCTTGCCATAGCGCTGGTTGAGGGTGTCCAGCGCCACCATCAACTTGGTGCGGTCGCGGTGGTCTTCTTCCTCCAGATCCAGTTCGCCCTGCAGCACGCTGCCAGGCACCAGGTCCAGCAGCATCACCCCGGCCTTGGCCATCTTGTAGCCGGGCTCATAGATGCGCCGCATGCCTGCAGCAGCAGCCCAAACCAGCTTGCCGGTGTCGGCAGTGGGGCGGCGTAGTGGCACCACGATGCTGCGGTTGAACCGGGGCCCGGGTCGGAAAGGGGATGTGTGGCAGAACACCAGCAGCTGGCTGGCCAGGCTGCCTTGCTTGCGCAGCTTCTCGGCCGCGCGGCTGGCGAACTCGCTCACGGCCTCCACCAGCGGTGGCAGCTCTGTCACCGCGTGGCCGAATGATCGGGTGCAGGCAATCTCTTTCTTGGGTGTTGGTGCATCGTCTAGGTCAATGCACTGCATGCCCTGCAGTTCGCGCACGGTGCGCTCCAGCACCACGCTCCAGCGCCTGCGCACGGTGGCTGGGTCCAGCCGGGCCAGGTCCAGCACGGTGTGCACGCCACCTTCATGCAGCTGCGCTGCGATCTTGCGGCCCACGCCCCACACTTCCTCCACCAGCGTGGCCTGCAGCACGTCGTCCAGGTCCTGGGCGGGCAGGGCGGTCAGGTTGCACACCTGGGCCAGCTCGGCGGGGTAGCTGCCGGGTTTGCGCTCGGCCGTCTTGGCGATGTAGTTGGCCAGCTTCGCCAGCGTCTTGGTGTGCCCGATCCCGATGCCGCAAGGGATGCCCACCCACTGGTTGATCCGGTCGCGTATGGCCTGGCTGCGTTTGGTCAGGTCGCCGCGTACGCCCTGCAAGCCGATGAACGACTCATCGATGCTGTAAACCTCCTGCGTGGGGCCCAGGCCCGCCGCCAGGCTCATCATGCGGTCGCTCATGTCGCCGTACAGGGTGAAGTTGGCACTCAGCGCCACCAGGCCGTGGGTTTCCTCCATGTGCCGGATCTGGAACCACGGCGCCCCCATCTTGATGCCCAGTGCCTTGGCCTCATTGCTGCGGGCAATGGCGCAGCCGTCGTTGTTGCTCAGCACCACCACGGGGCGGCCGTTGAGGCTGGGGCGGAACACCCGCTCGCAGCTCACGTAGAAGTTGTTGCCGTCCACCAGCGCGTACATGCTGGCCTCCCATCTGCTCAGGTGGGGAACAGCTTCACGCACCCGCTCACCACACCCCACACCTCAATGGTCTGGCTGTCGCGGGGGATGATGTCGGGATAGGTTGGGTTGGCCGCGCGCAGCTTGATGCGGCCGGCACGCTGGTGCAAAAACTTCACCGTGCATTCGCCGTCCACAATGGCCACAACGATGCTGTTGTGCTTGGGCTTGATCGCCCGGTCCACCGCAATGATGCTGCCGTCCTCAATGCCAGCGTCGCGCATCGAGTCACCCCGCACGCGCCAGAAGTAGGTGGCCTGGGGGTGCTTCACCAAAAGCTGCATGATGTCCAGCCGCTCCACCACAAAGTCATCGGCAGGCGATGGAAACCCCGCACGCACGCTTACCCCGCACAGGGGCAAGGCCAGCGACTGCGCCGCCGCGTCGTACGGCACGGGTAGCGGGGAATTCCAAAGACTGTACATATTTACAGTATAGCTCCCTGCTGCCAGAATGTTGCCATGTGTACCTACTACGAGGTCCCGGGCCGTGAGCAGCTGGTGCTGCACTTCGGTGACG